CTCCTTCTCTTCTTCTTCATCCTCTTCTTCAGAGGTGTCTCCCCACTGTTCAGCAGGTGGTTGTTGCAGAACCTGCAGTGCTTCCTTACACTTGGCTTCCACTGCTTGATGTGAATCAACTTTCAGCAACTCCTTCGTGGGTAGTTCATAGATCATCCCAGCTACTTTGCTATGTTTGGTGGGACAAAATGTTTTGATTTTAGGGTACATTGCTTCCACAATTTGTCGTTTTTGGTCAGCTATTGCGGCAGCTGATGGTTGCTGGTGTTCTTTTCTTTCCCCCTTGTGTTCCACGCTGGGAGGTTGTGTGCACTGGTGACACTGTCTCTTTTCCTGCTCCCATTGTTGTTTACTAAACGATGTTTCTGGTAAATGGGTAAGACACAATGCACACAGTTTTGTTAGTGTTATCGAATTGAGCTCCTGAGGCGTTAGTGGTGCTGCAGGTTGTGGAATGGCCCCTGGCTGGGCTGCTGGGGGTGGTGAGTCAAGCCCAGGGAGAACTAGATCGGGTTCCCCCTTCTCATCCTTGTCATCCTCCACATCTGATCCCTCTTCGTCAAAGTCGGGTAAAATCTCATCCCACTCTGGCACGGATGTTGGGACCAGCGGAATGGGTTTAGCCATAGCTTCCAACTTGTAAAGATCATTAGACAACAAGTCAGCTTTCTCTTGCCATGTAACGATGTGGTTTGTTGACTTCCACATCTTAACGAAATCACAATCACTTGTGATTCGTCTTGCCAATTTTCCCGTCTTTTCATCCACGTCAGCGTGGCTTTGGTTGTATTCATACAACCCTTGAATCAGTGTGAAACTGATATTGACATCCTTCATGAATTGTCTGAGGACGTCCATGCCATCATGTTTGCTTTGGGACACAACGGCTTTCAGTTCTTCTGTTTCATGTTTTGGGTACTTCTTGGCCCAAGAGTCACGGACAGCACTCTGTGAATCTTGTGGTTTATTGTTGTTTTTGCTCTTTTGTGGGACTGGACCCGGTGAGGCGACACCGTCGAAATCTGGGATTTCGTAGTTTGCTCCAGGAGTGGAGACTTGGTGTTTGACATCAGGAAGTGGCAAAGAGGGTATTGGTTGTTGAGGCACATCAACTGGCTTGACTGTCTTCTTGCTCTTCTTTTTACCCCCCTTCCTCATTTTCTTCTTCTTCTTTTTCTGATGTTTGTTTTCCCTGTGTGGTTCTGGTTCATCATCACCACTATCATCTTCCAAGTCGGGGATATCACTATCCTCGCTGTCAGAAATAGGTGGCATACGATCCAATGGTAGATCCCAAGCTTCCTGGACTTGGTCTATATCATCCTCATCTGCTGGTACATCTGGGATGAACTGGAATTGCCCCAAATCAACTGGGGCCAGTGGTGCTTCATACCCCTCTTGTCCCTGATTCAGGTACTCCTGATGAATGTCAGAAATGTAATTCTGTCCAGGACAATGGCCATGTTCTTCCACGCAGTTCTTGGCAATCACTCTCATCTCACACAGTTTCCACCCTTTGCTATTCTTTCCCTTTTTCCTGTTTTTCCGCTCTTCAGCTTGTCGCTTCTCCTTTCCTTTATATGCGACGTTTCTATGCATATGACCTGTTATGGTACAGCGCTGATGAGGACAGGTTTTGACGTCATCGCACTCCTCTGGAAAGACTTCTTTAACTCTGGCGATGAAAGCTTCAGGAGGACCCTCTCCTGGGTACCCCAATGTGGAGTCAAACTCCTCATCGACATGTGAGTCGGATGGTGGTTTGTCCTCTCTAAATATTCCATCTTCCCACTCCCATGTGGTAATGGATTCTCCTTCCTCGTCGTCACTGCTCTCTTGTGTATCAAATAAATCTGTGACGGTTATTAATATCTCCATAGTGTAAGTTACACTATATCTAAAAACTATACATGTATCATTCGCATCGTTGATGGTCCCTCGATTCATATTGGTTTTGTTAGATTTCCCCTCCGCAGCTTTCCTTATGGCTTCAACGGTCTCCTTTTTAGTTGGCAAAGCCCAGAGACCTCCACACTCGGCTATCACACGCGGGGAAGATTTAATATCACCTAGCCCTAACTAGTTTCAGAATTCTGATGATAACCAGGGTCGTTACTCCTGCATTCAATACTGTCACTAGCTTCGGTATGTCATCAAGTCAAAGACTTGGTTGCATAACATAACGAACCAAAACCACTCCCATCAAGGTTCCAGCCTTGACCCACGGGAAAGGGTTAAAGCCAGACCTGCCTTACTATGAACTTTACCAACACTACACTTCTTTTCTTAGGGTGCAATTATCTCGAAAGATTATCCCTCATAGGGGTGCATGCCATAAGAAGTTTTATGTTGTTCAATTCATTGGTATGGAATTTATTGATGGTTGTGGATTCAATAAGATATATATTCTATTCCTATCTACTAATGTACATTAGGGGGGTAGGGGGGGACCAGCGCCATCTGGTGTTTTGTCGTAAGAGATGGGTAGGATAGAATACCTCACCCACGCCCTGGGGCCTGCTAGACTGAGCCCGGCGCTTTTGAAGGACGGTCGTGGTCCTGTAATTCTGAAGAATACGGATCGAACGGCAATTGCAGCAGATGCATTGACAAGCGAAAAAGTGTCAACACACCGTCCACCATCAGGTCCAGTTGGATCTTGATATTGAGTGTTAAACGGGCCGTTTAGATCGTCGTCTAGGACAATTTCACAATTGGTGGGTGTCCAATTGGGTCCTCCTGCGTACAAGACTTTAGCTTCAGTGTTGAAGACGTCATACTCTTCGATTAGGACATAAGTCCCTGATGAAATGCCAGCATTGAAGGTGTAGATAGCCTGCTTGCCATCCACGACGAGTCCTCCTGCCAATTTATTGTTTCTAATTGAAATGTTTCCTGCATACAAATCATCGGTGTTGCATTCTACAATAAATTGGTCTATTCCAACATCTAAAGTGATGTTTTGATTAATTATGGGTTTGAGAAAAGTGACGTCATAGGTGACCCATAAACCTCCAACTTCTGAGTCGGATTGCATTCCTTCAGTTGCTAATTGTACAAATCCCAGATCAGTGAACCTGAGATCTTTTCCTTTCTGTTCTATGTCTGTTCTGATGTAGTATACATTGTCAGGGGTTTCCTGTGGTGCACACTCAATGGCATGTGTGAGACTCTCGGCCGGTCGACCGTAGTTGGAGAATTGTGTTGACAACATGGCTACAGTGCTGTCGAATGCTGGATCCTCAGCGTTGTAGTTAGTTGCGAGAATCACTTTGCCAAGTGCTGAATTGATAGAGTTAAGAGCAAAAGCTGAGGTCGATACAAACTGAAATAGCATCCCATTAAATCGATACTGTTGATAGTTCCTAGCTATACCTGCTAGCCAGGGAAATGAATCGGAGATTCCTGGATTTAATCGATATATGGTGCTGGCAAAATCGGTGCTCCCAATAACGTTACCTAAGTATTCTTTATGGGTTACCCGAATAGATTGAGTGCCGAAGTCCGGGACTGCAGACGGTCTTACAAGAGTGTTTGCCGCTACGTCGTAATCCCCCCAGCCTGTGACTTTCGAGAAAGTCATTCCAAGATTACGTCCAATCTGGGAGCCTACCGACGCATTGACTCCCATACTGGGAGATAAATACCTGCCGGCCGTGGCTCCGAGTCTGGATGCTACTTTGAAACGGTTGGAGAGTCCTTTGATTTTATTGAGGACTTGTTTGTAGTCTCCTCTTCCTTGGATTCTATTGGCAATAGAATTCATCATTTTATAGTCAACAGCAATAGCAGTTTTTCGTTTACGGTTATTCCTCGATTTCCGAGGTCTACGTTGTTTTGTGGTGTTCTTTGGAGTGAATAATTGATGGGTGTGAACTTCACGAGGCTCACACTCATTGGTAAATACCTGGACTAAAGAACCTGAAAAGGTTCTGGGATCTGGATACTCCCCTCTGCAGTTGGACTTATGATACAAATCGTCCCTAGATGTACACAGAGGTCCTCCTTGGATTTAGGGGCCCAGGTGGTGGATGCAACTCTAATATTCTAATATATCGTTTCGGATCGCCTAAACATTTTATCACCCATTCTTAACAATGTGCCACTCTTTTTCAACGGAATAGTGTGTGTTTGATACTTTTGCATTCCTGAGAGAGATGAATATATGATACAATACCTTACAATACTATTATACATTAACCACACAAAGACGAATCCCCCACCACAAGGTGGGTTAAAGCAGAAAGAATGTTACCACTCTTTCTGAACAAGCTCACGCCCTAGCACCCTCTAATAGGGTTCTATAAAAAG